AGGCCGAGATAGACACTAATGCATCCGCATTATCCGCTGCAGAGTGAACAGCAGCCCAGTCCATCGCAGAAGACGGAACGCCCATCCCGAACTCATCGTCGATTATATAATTAGCCAAGCACAGTGCAGGGTTATCTGACCATTGCCAGGTAGTGCTATCGGCCAGTCTCTGCGTAGAGACTCCTAGGCCAGAATCGTACTCGTCGGACGTGCTATCTTTGCGCGGATCGTAAATAGCCATGCCCTTTACCAGGGCCTTTATGTCTTGCGGGTTGTACTTATTCCATACCTCTGCGATCTTTTCGTTATCAGGGAATGAAAACTTGGTGGCAATGTAGGTGAGACCTTGACCTTTATGGTCGCTAGTCCATTTGAAGAATTCACTGGTCACAGGCATGCTAGCCGCTGTTTGACCGCCAGTGTACTTGTAGACGGTAACCAACGTCGTTGAATCTATCGGTTTAAAGATAGTGGTAGTGCCGTTTACAACCCCACCTAAAGCGTTGCCACTGTTTATATCAGCGTTAGGGATGATTATGTTGTCTAAATAAATATCTGTGATCGCTTCCGACTTATCACCCGTCAAAGCAATTACATGCCACAAATCTTGGTTCCCATTCCCGCCGACTCCGAGAAACGCCACCGGACCTGAAATCAAAGACTCCCCGTAAACTCTTTTGACAGGGGCGGTCGTTGTTCTTACAGTCTTTTGCCTGGCAAAGTTTGAGTCAGGGCGCGGAAGGCTCATTTCCATAAGCTTGGACATGCCGACAACGCCAGCGGTAATTGCTAGCGCGCCAGTGACAAACATCGTGCCACCGCCTATACCAAAAACCACTTCTATTATTGGCAGGGCAGTCATGACCAGATTGCCCACGAACATAATGGCAGTTACTATTGCTGTTGGCATTTATCCCATCCGCATATTAAGTTTTCTTGGTCTACTTGAATGATGCCGTTCTTGCAAAGACACAGTATTTTGTCTCCAAGTTTTATGCCCATCAAATCACCAGTAGACATTTTTATAAGGCATGGATCTCCGTCGCTTAACGTCTTGCTCGGAGGTCCTAAAACGCTTGATACCGTCTGCTTTAGGCTTCCGTTGCCTCTGATTATTTTATAGGCTGCAGCCTCGTCTTGGTAGTTAAAAGACTCTAAATAATCTACGCCGGTTAGCTCTTTTACTATGAATCCTGCCCACTGGCAGCAGTCAGCATCGCCGTAGTCAAACCTTCTTTTCTTCCACTTGTTAGCGGCCCTTAATACGTCTAATTTAGAGGCCATGTTAATGCCTATAGTTTCCGGGGCCTTTAGGTTGAGCTAGATCTATATCACCAGACGTGACAGCACTGTTCTTGCCCTTCCAGTTGACCTTTACGCCTTCAACGAACGCTAACAAGTTAAAGAATTTATCGCCGCTGTACCGTGACTGCTGCCAGGTATTTGTGAACATAAGGTTTCGACTTCTTTGCAAAAGAGATAACTGCGACTCGCAGGTCATGGTTATTACATCACCCTGGTCACCGCCAACGCTTACAGCCATTTGGTCCATGTGACCAGACCATAAAGCTACAGGATTCTTTGTGTTCGCCGGGTTTGACTCTTGTACGAATCCGTCATCTTCGTCCAGAACACCTAGATATATGGTGACTGGACGCATGTAGTAATTCTCTTCCAGGGCTTGCTCTGCCAAGGTGGCATCAAGCAGCGACAAGCTAAGAGTTATTGAATAAGGCGATACGTCCGTGCCTTCCTCAACAGCAGATATCGTGGCCAAGTCGCCAAGGCCCTGCCAAGTCTGCCCGTCGAAGGTGTATTCTCCGATCCCGTTGTGTACATACATTGTTTGACTAGCGAACTCTAGCTTCGCAAACGAGAGCAACCGTACATGCCCTTCAGCAAGCGCAGCTGCTACAGCTGGGGAAAACCCTCTACTCATGCTAAAACGTCCTCCATAGCCTCTATAGTGATGCTGCTAATCCCTCCGACATCATTGCTCCATGACGGATTGTTTCCCAGGATGAACACACCCAGAACCGGCGGAACAACGTCAGCTGGCGTAAACGGTGAACTCGCAGCCGTAGTGTTTCTCAACGCAGGGGCGATGTTGACAGTCACATTCCCACTAGAATCAGTGTTGTAGCTGTCTGTCTCTGTCAGCGTACTTGAGTTCCAATCGCTAACTACCATATGCAATTCATTGCCAATTCTTATGTAATCGCCTGATTTCATATATCCTTGAGCACTAGTAGCGCCACCTGTCAATGACACTTCTGTCCCCGACTGGCTTGCAGCAGCTACCAAGGTGGAATCCGCGCCGGCACCGCGCCTAGAATAAGCAAAGTCTTGAAGCAGAAACCTATGCTCTTGTCCGTTTAGCCTGCTAAGAAAGGCCTGCAAAGTCGATTTGGTTACGCCCGATACATTCTGATATTGCATCGTACACTTCCACAGAGATCCTTTGCGAGAGGCTGTCTGGATTGCGTTAGTGAGAGGCGACCGGAACACTCTAGTGTTAGTAACAAGCTCCCATGTGCTAGACGTTGGTTTTATATCTGGAAATAAGAACTGGGTCATACTAACCTTCCTCTACTGGCCAGGTCTCTTACTGTCTGCACAGTTCTCCTGCCAGTCTCTTGCATCGCCGTGCGAATCTTCTGGTCTACTTCTGGGCCTGCCCCGGTAGCGTCTACATTGTTTATGATTGTAATCCCTGAGCCGCCACCGTTATGCATATCAGTGATTTTTTCGTTGGGATGTAGCATCCCCAAAAAACCGCCTTTTCCGTCCATGCCTCCCGACCTAGCGCCGCGGCCGGTAAAGCCACCTCCTTCAAATGACGCGACCGCTTGAGCCATAATGATTGCGGCACTGGCATAGCCCATGCCTCGGACCAGGTTTGAAGCCGGTATGGCGCCGAGACCGAATATTCCAACACCCATAGCCAGCATTTTCGCTGCAGCCAATTCGGCGCTTATTACAGCTTCTGCTGCGGCGAAAGACTTGTAGGCCAAGAACGCAGTCTTCTGAGCAGCTGTGCCTTCAGCGAAACTGCTAGACATCATTTGCAACCCTTGCAATACGACTTGCTGACCAGCTTCCGCTATCTTCTGTTTCTTTTCCTGCTCCTCTTCAGCGATTCTCATCCTCTGCAGTGCAGAATCTCGTTCAATTGAAGTAATCATGTCTTCGCGAGTACGCGTGGCATCGAAAAACGAATCGTCTAATCCTTTGACAAAGCTTAATCTTTGAGACTCTTGCTGAGATATAAGCTCTAGTTCAGACAAGAATCCTGTCCTCATTCCTTCTAGCTTCTTTTCTGTCTTCTTTCTTTCTGCATTCCCGGCCTTGGTATCTTTAATCTCGGCAGAAACACCAGTCTGCAGCTGACGCTCTCTTTCCCTCCTAGCTTTTTCGGCATCTTTTTCGCCCTGGATCCTCGATTTAGTTAGGCTCTTTACAGCATCGTTTTGCATGCGAACCAATTCTATGCCTCTTAGCTGATCGAGCAGCTGCCTCTTTTGTCCCGCCGAAAGCTTGTCATTTTCTTTTATTTGACGTGCCATTTGCTCTGCAGGACTAAGCTTATTAGTCTTGTCAGATAGTTTTTGTACTCTTTCTATGAGCCGATCAAATTCTGTTACAGCCGCTGAAGCTCCTTCTGGCAAGCCAGCGTTATTGAATTTATCAACCTCGCTAGTCAATATCGCGAGTTCTCCATGAGCTCTGAAAAACTTAGTTACTAGCTCCAGAAACCCATCGTTAACATCTTCTAGCTTCGTAGGCATCATTGTGTTCAATAACGCCGCAAACTTCTCGTTGTCTTTATCGAGCTCTGTGCCTGCCATCTTGGCCGCTCGCTCTAATAAAACGAACTGAGTGGTAGTTAGCCCTAAACTTTTAGCAGCCTCTGCTAGCCCCTCATTTCCGCCTCCAACCTCAAATTGAAATCGTATAGACTCTATATCAGAAGCAACGCCCTGGATTTGCTGCCTATAGCCTTTCATATCCTTCAAAGCGGCAATACCAGCCATCATCCGCAAATTTGCGGCAGCTGTCTCTGAAACTTGAGCAAGCTCCTTCAGCTTTCCTGCGTATTCGACGACCCCGGTCTTCGCGTCCGTTTTGAACAGAGAGCTTAGAGAGCCAACTGTATTTTCTAGATTGCTCGTCGCTGACTCAGACTTTAGAAGCTGGGGAATAAACGCCCCCGCCAGGGCGCCAACAACCGCACCTACAGCACCTATAATTGCGCCCGTAGGTCCGAATAGAGATGCTACCTGGGATCCCTGTTGGGTTAGGACCATGAGCGGACTCTGGCCCATCTGAAGCTGGACTGCAACGTCCTGTACCTGATGACCAAGCTGACCGAATCCGCCACGCATCATACGCAGAGAGCCGTTTAACTTTTCGCCCTCTTTCCTGGTTTTCTTAATGTTGCTTTGAATAGCATTGAACGCCGAAT